CGGATATTTGTAAATCACTTGTTAGCAGGTCACCGCTTGGCAGCGTTAAAACGCTAGGTGCAGTTACAGCGGTAACGTTAAATACAATAGAGCTAGCTGCTAATTTATTAAACACGGCTACTATTGTGTCCTCTATGCCTTGTAGGTTGCCTTCATTAGAAAACATAGGCACGGTCATAATTATTTTGAAATTAGCCATAGGCGATATAGTCGCTTGCTTATTATTGCTAGGCGTAAGGTAAGGGTCTGCCGGGGCTACTACTACGCTGTTAGCTACTATTGTGCTAGGTGGAAAACTAAACGTACTCCAAACAGAGTTATTAGCTAAGGCAGCGGCTATAGTGCTGCGTAGTGTAGTTATCGCGGCTGGCATTATCCCACCATAGCGTTAGGCGATAGATAAGGCGCTAATAAACCGCGTATAGATGCCATAAGAGTATTACTCATCTTAAACGGGCTAGGGCTGTAACCGTCTACGCTCACGCCGCCGTTTTGTGTGCTAAAACGGCTAGTCCAGATATTCTCAGCTAACATAAGTGCAGCTGCGTTTATAGCAGGCGTGTTAGCGTAGGTTGCCGTCTTTGTATCTTCACCGGTCATAGTGCCGCTAGGTACTACGCGCCTAAAGTTTTGGTCACTAGCTGTTTTTGCATATTGTATAAAGCTGTAGCCCTGTGGGTACTGGTAATAGTTAAGCTGTAAATTAAAGGCTGGTAATAGGCTAGTGCTACCAGAGCTAAAAGGCAGCGTGCTAGTAATTGTGTAGCTGCCGTTAAAAGTAGTGCCAGCCCCGGCTACTGTGACGGTTTGACCAGTAGTAAATAGACCGGGGTTGGCTATCATTACTGTAGCTACGTTACTTACTAACGCTGTCCCAACTACAGGTGCAGAGTCAAACCATAGAAAACCGTTTATTAAATCTTGCGCCGTCTGGCAAGTGTCCTCTATCCAAGTGTAAGAGTCGTACAAAGTGCCTACGCCTAATGATGCTTTAAGTGTTGCAGCTGTTACATAAGTAGCCGGCATATTTGTACCTTTCTTTGTAGGTCTGGTAGAGCCAAAGGGCTAAGGCCCTACCAGACTATTAGTTATTTATTAGCTGATATTTAGGCGGCAGATACCGTATGGGATTTTTGCAATAGTTGCCATAAAGCCATAGATAGCTACTTGTACCTGTAGATTTGATACTACGTTTACGCTCATATAAGCCTGAGGGCTTTCATAAACAGTAAATGCCTCTGGCGCAAGAATAAATGCTGAGTTATCAGCTACGCCAGCGGTCATAAATCTATCTACATAAAGGTCTAGACCTAATACGTTACCGCGTACAGAGTTATTAGCTACCTGTCCAGCTGCGTTAGCAAGTGCTGCCGCGTTTGGCTGGTAAGCGTTGAAAATTGGGCGGCCTGTGGTATCTACTGCACCTAGTAGTAGGTTATAAATACCTGTGCTGCCTACAAAGTTCTGTGCAAAGTAGCCGCTGTTTTTGTAGACGTTAGCTGTACTTTCAGCGGTGTAAGAAATTAAACCTGCCGCTGTAGCTGCTACGCCTGTGCTAGTAAAGCCTGTTGCGTTAATTGCAGTAATTACCGCTTGGTCTGTTGCGTTCATATACGCATTTTGTAATTGTTGTGTTAACTCAGCAAAAAAGCCCGGATTATCTGTGCGCTCTAGCAACTCAACACTAAGGGTATTCATACCTGAGTACTTATTTACAGTACCGGTTAAATACTGGGTTACCATACCTGTATTGGCTACAGCCCCGGCCTCAGCTTCAACGGTTACTACAGGTGCTACACCTGAAAGGCCGCCCTCTGAGTCTACAAGTGCAGGCACGTTAATTGTGTTGCCCTTAGGTGGCAAAACTCCACGGCTGCAAGCATCTATAGCGCTGCGTGGAAAACGTGTATTTGTAATAAACTCTGTTAGATACTGCGTTGGATTAAATGCAGGGTTTGTAGTCCAGCTATCATCTGCTGCTGTTACATATAGCTTTGACTCTTCATTACCTAGTGCAGCTTTAATTTTATGCTCTGTGTATGCTCCCATACTTGTAATAGGTGTGCGTACTTTTTGTGAGTTTAATGCACTTGGCTTGATAATTCTGCGCGCGGCTTCTACTGGTTCAGTAGCGCCCGCGGCTTCATCATCTTTATAGCTAACGCTCTTTAGCGTTACTGTTGCACCGTCTGGTAGGTAAGTACCTTCCGCTGCCATTTCTTCCGGGGCTTTATCCACGGTTTCTCCTGTCGTTTCTGTTGGTTGGTTATCTACTGCGTTTTTTTCTGCAGCAATTTTTAACACGGCAGCGCTTGGAAATGCAGCGCTCTCTACTAGAGATACCTCTTTTAAGGTAGCAGCCGTAACTAGCAGATAATCTTTTTCTAGGCGTGAGTCCTCTACCTCTACACCTACACTTAAGCCGTCCATTAGCTGTTCCTGTGCAAGTAAAATTGCATCACTACCGCGGGTGCTAGCGCTTACCTTAAAGCTGGCATATAACCCGGTCTTATTACTAGTAACGCTTTGCATACGTCCTACCGGCTTGCTGTTATCGTGTTGCATTAAAAGTTTTACCTTGCTTGGCTCTGGCACGGTTATAGAGTTTTCTGCAAAGACTACGCGACCGGCGCTTGTGTTGCCTACTTCTCCATACGGTGCAATTTTGCCGCTAATCGTGCGCCTATCGCCGTTATCTACTGCCTCTATGTTGCCGCTAAACGTTAATAGCATTTGTGGGCCTCTCTGTTAGTCCGGTTGGGCTTAGTTCTTCCATACTTTGCGCCTGCTCTAAATCAATTAAACCTAGATTTAGCATTTTTTCTATAGCTTCCAAACGCGCTAAAGTATCAGCGCGTAAAAATGTTGTATCTAACGCAAAACGCACCTGATTACCTCGGCGGGTTACGTCGTCCATACTCAGCCTGTTTTCAATAGCACTTATAAACGGCTGTAATGAGTAAGCTACAAACTCTTTGCGCCCGTCTATGATATTTTGGTAAGTCATTGAGTTATTCATATCCGCGCTTATGTAATATGCCGGTACGTTCATTAAACGAGCTATCTCTGTAGCTAAATATTGTGATGCCTCGTTATACATCATTTCTTTAGGTGAATAACCCACGGTTTGATAATCTAACGTGCTAGTTAAATAAGCTGTGCTGCGTGATGCGCGCGCTGCCTTCCAACTAGCTAACAGCCCTTGTATTTGTGCCTCTGGTAAATCTGCCCCACTATTCTTTATAAATCCTGTTGCCATAGGTGTAGCAGCTGCAACGCTTGCCGCTTTTTGTATATCTAACGCGGCCTGTATTGTGCGCCCGCCTGTTTCTAATACCCCGGGTAACAAACTTTGAAAAGTTACTAAAGACCCTACGCCGCTATCTGGTACGCGCTGCCCATTTATTGAGTAATAATCTACTTCATCACCGTATTTATCTGTAGTTACTGTAACGCGTGTATTAGCTACCCACTCAAAGCCGCTAGGCCTGCCGTCATCTTCATAAAGTGATGTTACGCGCCAATAAGCAACGCCGTATAGCAATAAACTATCTACGGTGTAGCTAATTGTTACGCTGCGTGGCTGTCTAATGTCCGGCTGGTCTAACCAAACAGGGCTTTGTAATTTACGGCCTGTACTTTTTTGTATTAGCTCTAAATCTATACTTGCAATAATGCCACAGATTAAGTTACGGCATCTACTTACCGCTGGTACTTGCAAAGCTAAGTTTCTATCTATAAATGGTACGCCGTTTGTATTGTATAAACCGCCAAAACTGTAAACGCCCGCGCCGTAAGTTTGTTGCATAATAGGCGGCGATAATTGCGCCTCTATGTCTTTTTTACGCAGCCCTATAGTTTCTAGTAATCCCATTGGGGCATTATTACCTAAAAGTCAAGTATAGGTTTACAGTTTGGCTTTCGGCGTGTCTAGGCGTATACCTTTGCCTCTGCTACAGGTTGCGCCATTATATGTATAACCATAGCTAGCCCTATAGGTATATCTACAGGCCCGGCAGACTTACGCCTAACAATACGCCAAGCATCTGGGGTTTGTTTAGCTGCACAGTTAGCCATTTGCTGTATTAGCGCATCTTGCCCACTATGGCGCAAGCGGTCATTTACTAAAGCATCGTACATATCGCTACAGGCGGTGTAAAAGGTCTGCCCCGATATATCCCGGGTCTGTACCCCTGCATTTTGTAGCCTTTGAGCAATACTGGCAGTAGTGTATTTGTCGTAGCAGACTAAACGCGGGTAATACAGGTCAGCCCATTTTTTTATAGAGGCTGCTACTACAACTTCATCTACCGCTACCTGTGAGCTGTAGGTTTCTAGTACTGCTAGGCCTATCTTGCCGTTAGGTAGCAGCTGCCCCATAACTAGGCTGGCATCTCGGCGGCTAGGGCTAACGTCAAAGGCAAAAACAGTAAGCGGCCCGGGGCTCATCTTTAGGTTTATATCGCTGCTATCTTCAACAGAGCCAAACGGCCACGGGCTTTGCAAGCTATCTATCCATTGGCTAAGGCTCTCTGTCCTAAATTGCTCTGTGGTCTGCACCGTTAGAGCTTCTTGCAAGGTTTCTTCAGTTATTAGTATGCCTAGCGCCGGGTTAGCAGCTGCCCACGCTTTACGGTCATCTAGGGCGCAAAATGGCGGGGCGCTATATTCGTAATAGCCTAAAGAGGGCGGCGGGTTACTCTGGCAGCGCTCGCGTAAGTCGTTAAGCGTAGTGCTAAAGGCATCTCCAGCATTACTAGCCATTAGGGTCTGACTATTAGGCCTAGCGCGGGTTACAGGTAGAGCAGCTGCGTAGGCTTCTTGGTCTATTTCCCGTAACTCATCTATAAATAGAAAATCAGCGCTAGCGCCGCGTGAGCTATCGCGGGTAGCAGCTCTAACATCTAACCTAGCCCCACTTTTTAAGATAATGGCCTCGTTACCGTTTGTATAAAGTATTTTCTTTAGTTGCTTCTTTAGGTCTGGGCTATCTTCAATAGCATTAGCTACCTCTCTAAAAGTAGTAAGGGCCATAGACCTAGCAGAGCTTATTACTATGTGGTTACGCTCATTAAACAAAAACAGGCCAGCTAAGATACGCATACGCGCTAGATGAGTCTTACCGTTTTGCCGGGCGCATATTGCTAAGTTTGTACGTCTAATAAACTGTTTATTTTTATCTATTGTAAGCATATCATCTAATACAAAGCGCTGCCACGGTAAAAGCGGCAAACCGATACGCTCGGCAAGCTCTGCAACCTCACCGCCCCTAGTAGGCCCTGATAACAAAACGTTATGTAACCGCGGTTGCACTAGCCCCCGTAAGGTCTGTTTAGGTTTGGTACTCATTAGTTTAAAGGCTGAGCAGGCTGGCCCAAACAGGG